TATATTAATAACTCTTACAAACGAATTAGTTACTGCCGCAGTGTAATATGCAAACGGATTGTTTGATTTAGATTCATCAAACTGTAGTCCTATTTGTGCTAACTGTAGAATTGCTTGTCCACGCATCTCATCATTGTAGGTATAGCCGCGCACATTTCCTCTTGTTCCGTATCTGTCACACAATTTCATCCACATCAAAGCAAGTTTATTTGTTGCCTTACCGTGAGTCATGCTAAAACTGCCGTTTTCCATACCACCTTCCCAATGACTTTTACCTACGCAAATAAGTTCGTCGTTGTCATTAAATTTGTAGTGTTGAAACGGAGGAAAATTTAACCTTACTTTAGTATCTGCTACAGTTTTAGGATTTTTCTTACGTCCTGGTTCTTCCGGAATATGTTCATAAGTCATGACACGAAAGATAAGTTCTTCTTTTGAGATCTTACGATAATCTATCTCACATTCGGACATTTTTTTACGTTGACCTGACTCTTTTGCTTTTTCAAACTCTTGTTGTGAAAGTCTTTTTGCCTTGTTACGTTTTGCTTCTGCTATGGTTCTTATGTTAATCTTTTCTACACTAGGTAGAATTATGTCAAACTGATTGTATGAATCATCAACAAAGCTGCAAAAACTGGATTTAGACTTGTGAATTTCTGCTAATATGTCTTTGTTGTTCAAATAGTTTATTTTTCTCATATTTTCTCCAAACTTTGTACTATTATAAACTACGTAGTTAATAAAGTCAACTAAATAATGTATAGGAGACACAAATAATGATCAATCCAAGAAATGCTCGGAATCTTGCCTCACAGATACGTAATAGTGAAAATCCTCTTGCATCTGTTGCTAATACAGTTGGATCAGAATTTCTTAAAACTGGTGCAAATTTTGTTGACTCAGCAAAGCAAGGTGTAGAAGATTTTGTAAGTGCTACAGGATTTGGTAAAGCTCTAAGGGCATTTGGATTATTTGCTGATGCTGTACCACAAGAAGTTAGTTTATCTGAAGCTAATTGGCAGTCAAATGCCGCAAACGGTGATTGGCGTGTCAAACTCAGTTTACCTCGAAATTTTACAGCAAGTTCTGTAATCAAACCTCTTACAGAAACAAGTGGTTTAGTATTTCCTTATACACCTACAATTTATATTACTCATAGTGCAAATTATAATCAAATACAGCCTGTACATAGTAATTATCCTTTCTATGCTTATCAAAACTCCAGAGTTGAACAGTTTAGTATTGTAGGAGATTTTTATGTTGAAACATCTAAAGAAGCAGAATATTGGGTAGCAGCTGTGCATTATTTACGTAGTGTAACCAAAATGGCATATGGTAATACATCTAATTCAGGATCACCGCCACCAGTTGTTAGATTAAATGGTTATGGAGACTATGTTTTCAGTAACGTTCCGGTAATAGTTAACAGTTTTGCTGTTGAACTAGGACAAGATGTTGACTATATTAAATGTAATATCGGAACAGGAGCAACTTGGGTACCAACAAGAAGTAATATTCAAGTTACTGTAGCACCTATTTACAGCAGACGAGCAGTCGAATCATTTAGTTTAGATCGATTTGTAAATGGAGGATATATTGGTCCTAGAGGCGGAGGATTTATCTAATGGCAAAATATGGTGCAGACACACCTTGGCACATAACAAAAACTAGAAATTCTCAATTTTTAGATGTTTTATCTATTAGACCTGTGCCTAAACAGTCTGATGATATACTTTACACTATTGAAGTTCAATACACACATCGTCCAGACCTTCTTGCGTATGATTTGTATGGTAACAAAAATTTATGGTGGGTATTTGCACAAAGAAATATGGACGTAATAAAAGATCCTATATATGATTTTGAAGAAGGTACAGAAATATATCTTCCAAAAGGACCGCAACTAAGAAAACTTTTAGGATTATAAATGACATTTCAAGCACAAAACCTTGCACGTAGAGCTGCAGCAGCAGGTAGGCAAGTTGCCGATTATGTTGAAAATGCTGTACAAGATACTAACATTGTTAATAGTGCAAATATTGCTGTCAATTCAATTGCTGATAGTGTCACCGGTGCAGTTCAAGATGCTGTTGGTGCAGTTATAGATCCAATTACTGAAGTAACAGACAGAGTAGCAGAAATTCAATCAGCGGTTTCTAATCCTGCATCTTTACTTTCTAGTGTTTTAGGATTTTTTGGAGGTGCTCTACGTCCAAATGAACTTAGAGATTTTGCATCTTACACATATGTGTTTACCTTAGGCGTTTTAACAAACTTTGAAACAAATTTCCCTGATCTAACTTACAGAAGACGAGACCCTTGGATAACAATTCTTAAATCAGGTGGCGGTCTTGGAAATAGTAAAGCAACTACAATATATGAAAATCAAGGCAGATTAGAATATTTTATAAATGATGTGAATATAGATTCACTTGTCGGTTTAAATCAAGCTACTAAACAGTCAAATGCAACTAACCTTGAATTTAAAGTTACAGAACCTTACAGTATGGGATTATTTTTGCAGTCTATTCAAGTTGCGGCTGCTAAAGCAGGACACAAAAACTATCTTGAAGCACCCTTTTGTCTTAGTGTAGAATTTAAAGGTTGGGACGATAACGGAAATCAAATATCAAAACCAAATTTACGTAGAATATTTCCTATGAAATTTTCAAGTGTTGATTTCCAAGTTACTGAAGGTGGAAGTGAATATAATGTTACAGCTATTCCTTGGCACGAAACAGCACTCAATGATGCAGTTCAAAGTGTTAACACAGATGTAAATCTTTCAGGAACCACAGTAGCAGAATTATTACAAAGTGGTGGTTCTAGTTTGGCTGAAAATCTTAACAATAGAGAACAAGAAAGACAAAGAGAACAACAAGTAATAACACCAGACGAATATGTTATTCTTTTTCCTAAAGAAAGATCATCACTTGACGAAGCACTACTAGGATCACCTGCTGATACAGCTGGAGCAACAGAAGATGAAGCTGGTGAAGAAAGAGAACTTACACAAGAAGAAAAATTAGAAATTTTTGAAAGTATTACAGGATTAGAAAATAGCACACTTCCTGCAGATTTTGATGCAGAACTTAGTAAATTATTAGGTGTAATTGTAAAACGTTCTAACATAGGTGAAGCAATTAGAGAATATGCTGAAAATCCTGAAAATATTAATGAAATTGGTAGTGCAAGACTTGTTGATTCTTTTTTAGATGGAGGAAGTAGACCATTTGGACGTCCAGCATTTGTTGAAGAAACTAGATTAGTTCAGACTGGTCCACCAGATCAAAACACAACAGTTGGAACAGGAATATTTACTAGAGGAAATATATCTATAAGCGATAATGGAAGAACACTAACCTTTAAAAACGGTACTAAAGTACAGGATATAATTGAAGAAATTATTTTGCTAAGTGAATATGGTAGACAAATTGTAGATGCAGAACCTGATGAAAACGGAATGATACCTTGGTTTAAAATAGAAGCAGATGTGTACAATATTACAGATCATTTACAAATGGATCAGTCAGGAACTTTCCCTCATATCTATGTATTTAGAGTGGTTCCATACAAAGCTCATATCAGTAGGACTAGCTCACCTTCACAAGCAAGTCCTGGGATACAGGCATTAAAAAGACAAGCAGTTAAAAAATACGATTACATTTATACAGGACAAAATGATGATATTTTAGATTTTAACATTCAATTTGATGCAGCGTTTTTCCAAGCAATCACACCCTTTGGTGGCAGAGATACAGCAGGAAATCAAACACAACAAGAAGAAAGCCCTGGATCCTCCCCTGATCACCCAGAATATAATGTCTCGGCTGGCGATACAATTGGTGGTGTTAATGCAAATACTACAACTAGAGAATCTTCTCGTCCAGAATCTGGACAAAGCGGTGGAGGATTATTATCAAATAGTAAAACACAAATTGCTAGAGACTTTAATGACGCTCTTGTTAATTCTCCAGTTGATTTGGTAAGTGTAGATCTAACAATATGGGGAGATCCGTATTATATTTCTGACAGTGGCATGGGAAATTATAACGCTGCAGAAACACCATTTATTAACATAACTGCTGATGGAACAATGGATTATCAAAGTTCAGAAGTTGATATTGAATTAAATTTTAGAACACCAACTGATTATCAAGTCACGGGCAATTATATGGATTTTCCAGGATCTGGAACTAAACCTGTTGGAGCTTTCAGTGGTTTGTATCAAGTTATAAGTTGTTTGAACAGCTTTAGCAATGGAACTTTTACACAACAACTCAAACTTATTAGAAGACGTAATCAACCTGGACTAGATACTAATGCATTACCTGTACAAGTAGGTAATCAAGTTGTTCAAGAATCTGGAACAGCAGACGAAGGTAACACAACTACTGGTGGAACTAGTGCTGAAGGAACTAGCCAAACAGGACAAACTGGTGGAACAGGACAAACTGGTGGAACTGGAGCAACAGCAAGTGGTGCCCAAGGCGATGGATTAAGAGGTTAATATGGCAAGAAATCAAATCACACGCACAAGACGACCATCCTGGATGGAAGGTAGCGGCCCTTATCTAGCAAAAATTATTAATCATCTTGATTCAGAATATATGGGAGCAGTAGAAGTAGAAATTTTAAAAATTACTGAAAACGGAAATCCTAGCACCGCTGAAGGTTCTGGATATCAGTTGCCATGCTACTATGTCTCACCATTTTATAATGTTACTCCAAGAAGCGGAGTCAAAAAGAACGAAGGTTTTGAATTTACACAACAAAGTTCAGGATTTTGGGCTGTACCACCAAATGTAGGAACCAAAGTAATTGTTCTTTGTTTAGAAGAAAATTTTGGATTTGGTTATTGGATAGGTTGTGTGCAAGATCAATATATGAATTTTATGTTACCTGGTTATGCAAGCACAACCTTTAATAATTTAGATCCTACAAAGAAAAAACCTGTAGGAGAATATAATAAAGAATTAGAAACAGCTGAAGGAAGAGATCCAACCAAATATATTAAACCTGTTAATACTCTTGCAGACGGTATTTTATCTACACAAGGCTTAGATGGAGATATTACTAGAGGAACCACAACGTCGAGTGCAAGACGCGAAGTTCCTAGTAGTGTGTTTGGTTTTAGCACACCTGGGCCTTATGACAAACGCCCTGGTAAACCTACTGCTAGTTATGGTCCAGAATTTGCACAAAGCAATGTTCCTTTTAGTAGATTAGGTGGAAGTAGTTTTGTTATGGATGACGGCGATATGACACTACTTAGAAAAACTCCAGCCAGTGAAGGACCCCCCGAGTTTGCAAACGCTGAAGCAGGTGACTTATCTGGTGATCCTACTATACCACACAATGAACAGATTAGATTTAGAACAAGAACCGGCCATCAAATTTTATTAAGCAATACAGAAGATTTAATCTACATTGGCAATGCTAAAGGGTCTACTTGGATTGAAATGACCAGCAATGGAAAAATAGATATTTACGCTCAAGATAGCGTAAGTGTTCATACTTCTAATGATTTAAACATAACAGCAGATAGAGATATCATAATGAGTGCAGGCAGAAACATATGTTTAAAAGCAGGCAACGATGGTAGAATTACTGCTGCAGAAGGAGTGCATATTAATGCAAAAACACACACTGAAACTGCACCCGATGGTATTAATATGAATGGTCCTACAGCAACACCTGCTTACACTCCTATGAGAACGCCACAACACGAACCTTGGTTAGGACACGAAAACCTTGCACCAACAGAACACAGTGCTGAAAAAACAGACGCAGATCCAGAAGCAGGAAATACAGCAGATGAGACTGGAAACAGTTTTGTTGCTACAGAATATCCAACTGTTCCTGATACATTTAGGAAAAGCGGGTAAGGTAAATACGATATGAGCAGTTTAGAAAAAAATCTATATAAACAAGTTACTGTAAAATCTAATGCACGTAAGCAAGATCAAGGCATAGGTAGTAGAGCTTATCGAGGCATAAGCACAGTAAATCCAGAAAATTCATCAACTGTGTTATATGATCTTGCACTGATCAAACAAGATTTGCTAAATCATTTCCACATTAGACAGGGTGAAAAATTGAGTGATCCAGAATTTGGCACTATAATATGGGACGCACTATTTGAGCCTTTAACAGATCAAATGAGAGATGCAATCAAAGAAAATGTAACACAAATAGTAAATTACGATCCAAGAGTAAGTGTAAATCAAATTACCGTTGACCAATACGAAAGTGGCATCCAAATTGAAATAAGTTTGGTATATTTGCCATATAACATTTCGGAAAATATGCGTTTACAGTTTGATGAAAATGCCGGTTTCTTAAATACATAATTAACTGCGCACATAATTCATTTCGCTAAATATACTTGTAAAGGAAACTGACCATGTCATCAACTGATAGACAAAATAGATTACTTGTAGCAGAAGATTGGAAACGCATCTATCAAAGCTATAGAAATGCGGATTTCAAAAGTTATGACTTCGACAATTTGCGTCGAACAATGATAGCATATCTACGAGAAAACTATCCTGAAGATTTTAATGATTATATTGAGTCAAGTGAATATCTAGCATTAATTGATTTAATTGCTTTCCTTGGACAAAATATTGCTTTCCGTATAGATCTTAACGCAAGAGAAAATTATTTAGAATTAGCAGAACGTAGGGAAAGTGTGCTACGTCTTGCAAGACTTTTATCTTACAATCCAAAAAGAAATCAATGTGCAAACGGATTATTGAGAATTGAAAGTGTTAAAACAACAGAAGACATAATTGATTCAAACAACATTAATCTTGCTAACCAAACAATTTTATGGAATGATCCTAGCAACAGTGATTGGAATGAACAGTTTATAAAAATTATGAATTCTGCACTTCCAACAAACGGAACATTTGGCCGTCCAGTTAAAAAAGATACAGTTGC